CGAGATACTCCATCATCTTATTAGAGGTGATATATCCAGCAGAGTTAACATCTGCTGCCATTGAGGTCTTGTTATATCTGAAATAAGTGAATGGAAAGAAGCTTCCCAAACCAGATGTATTTGTATGGAAGATATTATCCAGCGCAGGAATGGCGCCATCACCTTCAAGGTATGTCCAATACCCCGCATTACCATTCAACAGATACTTTACCTGGAAGTAATCCAGTTCATCTTCATCTACTACATCTGCATATGGAATAGAGAAACTAGACGTATTCAATGTAGTTCCAACCATCCAAACATAGGTAACCAATACAGAGTCCTCAACCGCAAGAGGATCCACTCTGTAGGGCGTATGTATAGCGATATTGGACGGAGTAACCGGTCTAACTGGAGTCTGTCCTGCATTAGCAGGTACGCCCCATTGTTCGAAGCCCATAGCACCCAGATTATCAAATGTACCCTGGGTAATAACAACTTGCATATCGTGCAAGTACACAGTCTTGCCAATAGAAGCTGTCAAAGTATCCAATGTATTCGTAGAAGACTTGTACCCGTAGTCTGCAACTAGGGTTTGCCATGCTCTATGGAGAATGTTCAGCGGAGCAAACTTGTAGTACTCCACTGTTGCCGTAGCACCCACCTGGCCCTTGACCGTATTCTCGACCAGCAGGGCATCCTTGCCATCTATCAGCAGTTGGCTCGATGGGAGTCCATAGGCATAGTTGTTCTTGGCGTAGTCATACATCCTGTTGGCTCGCACACCAATGCTGGCAATCAAACCTTCCAGTACGTTCTCTACAATCTGGTTATCATTTTGATAGATCGACTTGATGATGCTGGGCGGAATAGAACTCGTCACACGGTCATCCTCAATCAACCGGGATACGGTTGTATTGACCGAGGTCTTTTTCTTCGTGCTAAACAGTCCCATACCTAATCCTCATGAAAAAAGAGGGAGCAAGTGCCCCCTCTCTTCCAAACACCTTACAACTTAAGCACCTACGCCTTGGAGCATTTTCGTGATCGCTCGCCCAATCGTAAAGTCACCCAGGTAGTTCGGGGTTGCCCCAGTATCGGTTGCTACCGTGGCTTCATCCGTAGTACGCCGTACTGCCCAAGTATCACTCAACAACTTGGCTGCTTTCTGTTCTGCATCACGAGCAAACCCGTTGGTTTGTGCCGTGTACAGAGCCTTCTGCTTGCCAATCACGCTGTTCTCGTCCACACCCAGAGCAGTCACTTGAGCTTGCTCAGTGATTGTCTTCTGGTTCAGCAGAGCAGTTTCTGCAGTCACCTTCAACTTCTCCAACATGAGCAGATCAAACTCAGCCTCGAGCTTGCACTTCTGAGCCAGGAGCACATCCAGTTCAGCCGAAGTCTTGGCTTTCTGGAGAACAAACTCCAGTGCTGTACGCATCACTACTTCAAGAGAACCCAAGTACACAGTTGCGTACTCGGATCCCTTGATCCGGCCCTTAGTATATTCTGCTTCCAGGTGTGCCTTATTCGCCCTCATCAGGGCATCAAAGGCACCAGTACCAGCCAAGATCTCAGTAGTGAGATCTGTGACTGGAATAGCAGGGGTCAATGGAGCGGCCATAGTGATTTACCTTAGTCGATGGTTTTAGCCATAGCCTGACGTTGAGCCAGATCTTTCAACTCTTCCATGGTCAGGTTAGGCAGCACTTCAATAGCAAACTCTTTGATGAGCTTACCTTTACGAGAAGTATTACCACGAGCATCACGTACCGTGGTAAATACCTGACATTGCTTTTCAAGCATCATGTTGTAGAGGATTCGCGGTACATGCCAACCATCTTCGGCATCAGTGAACGGCACATACTTGGTGACAGTACCCACAAGGGAATTACCGGCAGTAAGAATCTCACCGTCCCACTCCTTCTTGGCAGGGTTCATGCACTGTACGCGAATACGCACCAGTTCCATTGCTTCCCTACGTTTACGCAAACGGCGTTGTCCATCAGTCTCCACAGCATCAACTGTGGGATCAATATTCTTGGGTGCTACAGGTACAGCAGCTTCTTCAACCGCTTCAGGCTCATCAGCCAGGGCCGCGTTAATCTTGGCACGGAGTTTCTCCAACCCAATACTGGGGTGATAGCTCAAACCAAGCAGATCTGCACGAGCTTTCAGTACAGTCAATTCATCAGGGATTTCCAACGTATCAACCGTGTCGTTGTCATCGTTCTGGATTGCTTCGGACATTTCAGTATTTCCTTTTAAGTTAGGGTAAATGGGGGAGCCATTGCCGACTCCCCCGATACATCAGTTACAGATTACAGAAGAGCAGCGGTTTTGATGACACCAATCCGCTCACTACGCAGCAGCATAAAGCCGTAGTACCACTTGATGGACATGAAGCCAGTCTCACCGTAGGGGTCGTTGCGGTCAGCCGTAGCTTCGCCCGGAGCCTTGTGGGTGATCTTGAACTTCACGGTCTTGCCGTCCGTCTGGAAACCGATAGTGGTAAAGGCTTCACTACCCACAGCCAGCATCGGGAAGATGTCGTAACGGTTGTTGGTTTCGTATGCAATGGCATCACCCGTTGCAATAGCACCAGCACCTGCCCACTTCATCATTTCCGGAACCACGACAATACGCCACTGGTCGATGGCACCAACTTCGCCAACCAGGGTGGTACCACCAGCTGCATACTTCTCGACCGAGATGAAGGCCGGGCTGTTGTGCAGGTCTTTCATGGCCTTGATGGTCGGCAGGAGTTCGGAGCCGATGTACAGGACACGCGCTGCAGGCAGCACACGGGTATCAACCATGCGGGTACCAGTGATGACCTTGGTATGCTTGGGAGTACGAGCATTATCAAGACGAATCGACAGGCGCATCAGATCACCATACGTCACCAGATCCGCACTGTTCATGGTGGCAGTAGTAACTTCACCACCGGCAAGGAACACATCCCCTGCCTGGGTCACCAGATCAATCTGCAGTGCATCTTCAGTGATTTCGTTGGCGCCGTTGATCATCTCACGGTTGATATGCTGCATCAGTTCTGCATCAGTATCGAAGTCCAACGATTCCTGGGTGTACTCATCGAAGAAACCAAACTTCTCCAGCGTGCCAGTCAGTTCCTTACGCTTGAAGCCAACACGGTTCACACGGCCACCGTTTTCCGACAGGACAGGCATCTTGCCGTTAATCGTGCCAATGTCTTTGCTGGAACCGTACATGTTGGCGTAGCCTTCTTGAACAGTAACACCCAGGTTCAAGTTGGTAAGCGTAGTAGCCTTGGCCGCGTTCAGGTAACGAATCACGTTCTTGGTCATGCTAATCAACGCATAACCAGGGCCACCAGAGTCAGCTGCACCAGCCACAGCAATACCAGTTTCCTGTGTTTTGGTTGCGCTATTGATGTTGTCATGAATAGCGGTTACAGCAGCAGCTGCCGAAGCGTTAACAACGATAAGCGGATTGGGGAAAGTAACAAAGCGTTCGGTGGTAAGAATGCTAACACCAGCAGCATCAATACCCTGATCACTGGTGTTGCCCAGATCCAGCATCGGCAGGTAGTGGTAACGCTTGATTGTCTTGCCCATGTTCTTGGGCATCGAGGTCACATCAGCAAGCTGAGTGAAGTACTGCTCTTTACGAGCTTCGATCAGCGCCTGTTTCTGGTAGAACTCGTTGACGATCTGCGAGCCAACATCAGACGGCGTAGACGGGGGGGCATTGAATTGACGAGACATATGTATTCCTTTTCAAATTAGAGAAACTTCGGGTTCATTTGTTTGCTGAATTCTTCATCAGACAGAGCCAGGGGATTAAACGTGGCTACTGCCTGAGTTGGGCCAGCAGGTTTCGTTGAGCTTGCTGCTCGCCGTTTGTCTTTCAGCTTGTCGTCTTCGGCTACTTTCGGTTTCGGAGTGATGACCTTCGGCGGTGTTTGAGTCTGTTGTCCTTGGCGCCCCAAGTGATCAAACCCTCCACGCGCTTGAATTGCATCCCCGACTTGCCGGTAGGCTTCGATATCGGACAAACCATTGAGGCGACCAAACATGCGCTCGCGTTCAACCTCAGTCTGGATCAGGTCATATATACCACTTTGCATGTGGTTGTTGATGACCTTCAGAATCTGAGGCGAGTTGGCGATAACCTGCTTGCTTGAGCCATCCCACTTGTTGCTAACCACATCGAGAGTCCGGGTGTACGTAGGCGTACCTTGAAGTTCATCAAGTACCGTATCCAGTTCAATCTCGGCATCATCAACAGCATACTTTTTAGGTGTGTACTCCACCTTGTCATCAGTGGACATGTCCAGAGGATCCATGCCACTATCTTTTACCAGCTTGCTAATCGCTGCCGGATCTTTCTTATCCAGGTCGATCAGGTAACTGAGCTTTTCTTCACTCAGCAAG